ATGAATGTTTTTGTATATGGTGTGCTAGATAATGGGCAATGGTATTGGGAAATCACCTTCGATCTAAGGGCGGATTTCCTTTTTTGGCATGAGCGGCTGCAGGGTGCTTACCAGCTAATGCTGCTAGAGCCTGATTTATCGTTAGGACAAGCTATGTGGCTGAAAAATCAGTTGGCGGCTAGTTCGAGACGTGCAGCCAATGCGACCAACGATAAGTGGAGGGAAGAAATCCAGCGCACATGGGAGAGCGGGCCCTACAGCAGGTCGGCACTGCCGGCTCCGTTTAAATTAACTTTAATTAAAAAGGGGAGAAATGACGACATAGTAAGTATAGGACTTCATAATCACAACGGAGACAAAAAAGAGTTTCAAAAACTACTGGACAAGCTGCAGGGGCGATCTTTATTGTTGGAGGAATGGAAGCAGCTTCAGCAGACGCAAGGCTTGCAATGGAGTGAAGCGACTCAACGATATTGCTTACAGACAGCTTATCTTCGGCAAACCATTCATCTGCTGCCGGGGATTAAGCGGATAGAACGAGCAGCGTGGGGTAAATCTACCGTCCAGTACCAATGCCAGCGCTGTGGGAGCAGTCAGGAACGGATGCATTGGTCGCATTGTCACCAATGCAGAGAATTATGTCCTTATTGTGAAGAGTGCTTGACCATGGGGCGTGTGCGTTCCTGCTCTATGCTTATTCAAGGCCAGGCTTCACAGGAGGATAAAGATTATGCACATCAAGGCTCCATGGTAACTCCGGAGCTGAATTGGAAGAAGCATTTGGTGGCCTACTGGGGATTGAGTCCTGCACAGACGGAAGCTTCTTTAGCCGGTCTGCGGTTTCTGGCCCAAGATCGCAATAAAGACTCGCGAGAGCATTTTGCGAAGAGAAACAAAGGGGCACAGCATTTTTTAATATGGGCGGTTACAGGTGCCGGAAAAACCGAGATGATCTTTCCTCTGTCAATCAGAACGCCTTTTAATTAGGTGTTTGTAGGAAATAAATAATGTTTATGCTCACATTTTGACCACATTCTTCATAAGTCTGCTGAATTTTTGAGCAGCTCCACGTTTCATTGTTTTAGTCACATGTAGATATACAAGCCTTGTGGTTTTGTCATCTTTATGCCCTAACCTCTCCATGATCTCTTGAAGAGTGGCTCCCGCTTCAGCAAGTAGTGTAGTGTGAGTGTGACGGAGCGAATGGGGGGTTAAGGTTGGGTTTAGTTTTGAGAGCCCTAGAAGCCGCTCCATGCGTTTTTCTATAGTTTTTTGAACTAATGGGTACCCAGGGTAGCGCGAGCCTATATTCGGGAATATAAACCCTTTGTCGTAGAATTTCAGTCTATACTTCATTTTGGTTATATTTAAATGCCTACGATGATCTTCGAGTAATTTTTTAATCACTTCATCGAATTCAATCAATCGTATACCGGCTTCTGTCTTAGGCGGAACAAGGTTATACTCTCTAGTGTTATTTCTCACGTTATCATATGTTTTAGTGATGCTAATGGTCATGTTCTCCATGTCTACATCTGTCCATTTTAATGCTATTAGTTCACCCACTCTCAAGCCTGTATATGCTAAAACCATGAAAATAGGGTAGTCAAAATCCCTGCCTTCAACCTTAGCAGTTTCGAGAAATTTAGCTAAATCCTCTTTTTCCAGATATTTAGGGATATCATTGAAATTTTCGATATCTTCGACTGTTCTTTGGTGTCGTGGCACTTTTGAATAATCGGTTGGGTTTATTTTTAATAAATTGAGTTCCACCGCTCTTCTGAAAATCATTTTAGCAGTAGCGTGAATGCTGACTATCGTTTCGTTTGCTAATCCCTTATTCTTCAGATCAATTAACATGCTTTGATAAGCTGCTCTTGTTATTCCAGTTAGTTTAATGGCAGAGAAATAAGTAAGTAACTTATTAACCCTGGTTTTTCTAACTCTTACACTACCTGGTTTTACATTACCAACAGATTCGTAATATTCCAACCATTCTTTTGAAAACTCTGCAAAAGACTTATTGCATACTTTAACATAAACCCCGTCTGCTACTTCTAATTCAACACGTGCAGCTGCTGCTTCCGCTTCCTTTTTTGTTCTAAAACCACCCTTAGTCACTTGGTTCCTTTGACCAGTAACGGGATCTCGATCAATATCCACCGTATAGTACCAAGTCTTCCCTCTCTTCCTGATATAGGCCATATAAGATATTCACCTCGTAATTTAAATTCTAAATTTATTATTTGTATCTAGGAAATAATAGAGATAGCATTTCAACTATTCGTTGTGTGTCCTCCTTATCTAAAGGGTACCCATTGTATTTCAGATCGGTTTTTTTGAGTATATCTATTAAGTCTTGCATTTTTGTTATTTCTTTTTCGGCTAGATCTTCAAGTAAAAAGTGAATCGCAAGGACGGCCATTGATTTGTCGGTAATGGGGCCGTCATGGTCAACCTCTAACATAAGATCAATAAAACTCTGTGGTGTTAGGATGAAGTTGTCTCCAAACTTGTTTTTAGCTATCTCAGAAATATTTGCAATGTCATTGCTGATATCGGGTTTAAATTCCCCATTCTCAGTCAGAATGGACAGTACTTTTTTCACCTCTAATGCTAGGGTTGAAGATAAAAGGTTTGGATCTAAGTCTTTTAAAGTGTTTAAGTGGTCTTTCAACGAACCTAAATCCTTTATCTTCTCAGCAGCCTCTAAATACCCGGCCTTTTCCATGAGGTCTTCGTAAGAAATATCTTTCAAATGTTTGGAAATAGCCTTTATTGTTTCTGGCGAGGGTCTTTGTACACCTGCTTCAATTCTGGAAAGAGTAGCCGATGAAATACCGACTTTATCCGCAAATTGCCTCTGACTCTTAAACCCATTTGATCTTCTGTGGCGTTTTAGTATTTCTCCGAATTCTTGGTTATTCAAGTTTATCTCCTCCTAAGGTAATACTATACCACCAATGTTGCGTGCACGCAATTATATTTATCAAAAACACATAATAGTGTTGCGGGCACGTATAAATAGATGGTATATTTGTGTTGCGCCGGCGAATCAATAATCAGCGAAGAGGGGTTGGATATGGATAAATACACCATCAGGTTAAACGTTAAAGAGTTTATGAAAGCTCAGATTGACAAAGATATCGCATCTGATGTAGAGCTTGCTAAAAAACTTGGAGTAAATAAAACACAAATATGGAGAGCGAAACTACCAGTTGACGATCCTAGACATAACTCTCCAGGACCAGCATTTATAGCTGGTGTTCTGAAGGTATTTGGAGGGCCATTCGAACGTTACTTTTTTTGGACAAAGTGATGCATGCACGCAATAAAACTTCGTGATTTTATTAGGTAGACGTAAAGGAGCGCTGAAAATTGAGAGAAAAAATAATTAACGCTGCCGACCTTCCGGATGTTTGCACTCCGCAAATTGCTGCCGATTTTCTTGGAATCTCTCGTAGTCGTATTTACGAGTATTGCCAGTTATCGCCGGAAGCAAACGGAATACCGAGCTATACCATCGGCGGGAGCCGCAAAATCGACAAACAAGACTTGCTTCAATGGAAAGAAGCTCAAAAGAAAGCTGCCCAGACCAAGTTTCTAAGTTAGGCAACGCTTATACCGCAAAGGAGGAAACCCAAAATGAACATTCGTACTGAAAACTGGCTTGGTCACGAAATCAGATTTGTCGAAAAGGAACCAGGTGACTGGATGGGTGTAATTCAAGATATTTGTACAGCCTTGGATATCAAAAACGCCTCCCAAGCCGCAAAAAGGTTGCGACCTAATCATAAGGGTGTATGCAAAATATATACCCCTGGCGGAGAGCAAGAAATGCTTTGTGCTAATGAGTTCGGAATTTATAAGCTTATCCTTCGAAGCAATAAGGACGAATCGGAAAAATTCGAGGACTGGGTATTTGAAGTAATTAGTACATTGCGAAAATCATCCGGCCTTGAAGGCTTCCAAATCTTCCGAATGCTTGACAAAGAACACCAAAGAGAAGCTATGGGGAAACTGAAAGATTCCCTGCAGCAGCCGGTTCGGGTGGATTTCATCAAAGCAAATACCATTGCCAATAAAGCGGTGTCCTCCAAATACGGATACCCCAAAATGATCAAAAAGGGCGACATGTCCCCTGAAATGTTGGTGGAGCGGCAATCTATCTTAGAAGACACTGTTGACCTAATGAGCGTGGCTGATAAGTTCCATTTACCGATCAAAGTAAGCGAAGCGGTATATGGGAAATACGTCCAATAGGAGGTTTCCATGACCCGCAAGCAACTAATCCAAGAAGCCCTTCTCTTCATATTCTTGTTCCCGCTGTTTGGACTTGCTCTAGTTTGGATGGCTTACTTATTCCAGTGAAAGGGGTGAACAAATTGCACATTAAACGGATTAAGTTTTTTACACGCAAGGCTGCAGAATACGCAAAAGATCGGCGTCCACGGCATCAGCGCAATCGGTATAGATACTCGCGGCTTATGGAGTATAAAGCAGCACTGAATGAACGGCTGCAGGTAGAACGTAAAATTGCGCTGAGCTGATTAATCAGCCAACAGGGGAGTTATAGAGAGTTTCTACTCCACCATTTTGTGGAGTCCTCAAAGTTGAGGGGTGAGATCAGCCGGGCAAAACTCAAAATGATTTATTGCCATTAATCAAAAAAGGAGCAGGGTAATGCCAACGGATAAAGAACGAGCTGCAGCTTTTGATATGGAATGGGGAATTATCAAAGATAAACTAGCTCAAGGTGTCAATGGCGTAGAATGGCTGGTGCTTAATGATAATCCAAGGGACCATGTTAAGAAAGCTTTGGGCGACTGGTTTGGAATACTTAAGGCTTATGGAATCACTGAAATGAATGACGCCGAAAGAGTCATGCAGGACGCTCTCATTATGGATTCTGAGACATACTACAAAACCCATGAGTTTAACTGGTGGGTGGCCGTTCGCTACACCCTGACCTATCTTCATTTGTTGAAGAAGTACAACTACGATCGGTATTTCAACTTCATGCAAAGCTTGGAAAAAAAGATTAATCAAGGAGGCGGAAGTCATTAAACCATATGATCAGCTATTGAGACTTGGCCGGGCACTTAATAATCACCAAAAAGCTAGCGCGTTTGCTAAGGAACATCCGGAATTAATAATCTCCCTTGTGGAAGATGCAGAAAAGGCTATTCAATGGACCAGTGTACAGAATTTTTTCAGCCTTTTCCCACCAATTAAGAGATACAAGGATGATGGAACCTGGTGTTTCAAATCAACAAAACAAATGATTCAAGAAGATATGGGGGATAAGTTCGGAAAAGACGACCTTAAACTGCTGCTTTCCTCAAAATGCTACGAAAACAAATTTATTCATTTAGTCGGATTTGCTTTTATGGTAGCCGCTTCAGAGCTTTACGAAAGGCACACAGGTCAAGATATTATGGATGGTTTTCTAAAGTAAAGGGGGAACAAAAATGAAAAGTCCAGTTTTATTTGAAGGCCAGCATGAAGTAATGATTTTATTTCCTAACGATGTGACATTCCCGTTTGAGGGGGATTTCATTATCCGAGCAAAAGATGTGGCGGCCATTCTTGAATACCGCGGGAAGACTGCAACAAGTAATGTCCTTAAGTTCTGCAAAGATGAACACATCTATCATGTATCTGATTCTAACCTTTTGAATCAGAAGGTTAGAAAACTTCACAGCACAGGAGAAAAGTTTATCTCTAATTTTTCACTTAACCGGGTGCTTGGACAATCTAATCAACCTAAAGCAAGGCCGTTTCAGAATTGGTTGTATGAGGACATGCTTCCATCAGTCCAACAAACCGGCTCCTACACCATCCCAGGACTTATTGAGCCCGACCTACTTCATTTCAAGAAAGAAGCCTATATGGTGGAAATTGCGGCTAATGTGCTTAGGCTACCGGATAGCGGCAGGTTAAAGCTGCTAGGAGACTTCAACAAAGCGCACCGCTTGAATGTTCCCTTACCAGGATATGCAGACGAGCCAATCACCGAATCAGCCACTGAACTACTTAAAAAGAACGGCATCGGGATGCAAGCTAAAGAGTTTAACAAACTGCTGATAAAGCATGGTTATCTCGAAGAGAAGGAGCGACCTTCAAAAAAAGGTGGTACAAAGCTGTTCAAATCACTAACGGAATCAGGTTTGGAATTTGGCAAGAACATTATTAGCCCTAACAATCCGCGAGAAACAGCACCACATTATTACCCTGATAAATTTCCGGAATTACTCGAAATCATAGGACTGTAATTATGAGTCGCAGTGATGTAAAACAGGCAAAGAAAAATCCGCTTTCCAAGTCTTGGCGGACACAAAGCGGATAACACATTGGGAAGGGAATATACCCTTGCAGGCATTATACATAAATTATTGACTTCAGGCAAGGGTTTCCCTCTCCCTACTAAAAAAGGAGAGATTGGACTTATGGGAGATTATATTTCAATGGTTGAGCGGGGCAAGCTGGAAGCAGCTTATAACAATGCAGAAGGGAACAAGATCCAGACCCAGGATGAAGTTATTTTTGAACATGGAATGTTGACCGTTTTAAAGGAGATCGCCAGCTTAAAGTGCCTACAAATGAGTGAAGCAATAGACGGCGGTCCGGATAATCCAGTTTTAAGAAAGTCTGAAGAGAGGGCGTCAGAGCTACGCGAACATCTGGAAGCAGTACTTCCAGAAGATGAAATCAATTTGCTGGAAGACTACACAGACGCTATGTGGTTAACCTGCACAGACCGTTCTTATCACGCTTTCATCCTTGGATTCATAGAAGGTTATCGCTTTTTGAAGGAAGCTAAATGCTTACATGGGGGTGCTTTCTTTGAATAAGAAAATGACAGGGGATGAAATCTGCGAGATTGTTACAAATATGAGAAACACTATGGTGAAGTTTGTCAAAGAAGGAGAAATAGGCCGTTTTTTTAGAGAGCTTGATCTTTTTTTGAGAAGCACTCAAGGATTATCCATTGAACTTAAATATAGCCTCATTCACTTGTTTTTAAAATGGCTTGCCATGTGCAGCGTAGAAAAAACGCACTGTAACGAAAAAGTAGACATAAATACCTTTAGTTCTTTCGAGAGCGGGTCATATGGAATTCGCCACATGTGCACCAAATGCGGGCACGTTGAGGAATACACCAATAAACCCATAGAAAGCGGGGCTGCTCAATGATAGAAACATTGCTATTAATCCTTGCCATTCTTAGCTTGATGATCATCTTCGTCATCCTCTATCAAGATAAGGAGATTAAGCGGTACAAGCAAGATTATAAAGCTGCTCAGAAGTCCTACAAGCTGGCCTACGACACGTTTGTTATTGCTAGAGATGAATTGCATATATTTCAAGATTTCATCGCACACAAGGGCTTGCAGATGGAATATGAGCATTTTTGGCAAGAGAAGAAGCTGAAGAAGTACCTTGAGCAGCAAAATGAACTGAAGGGCGGGGAGATGGATGCGTCTTAGATTGGAAGAAATTATTAACATCAAATTTAATGAGTTAGTAGAACGCATGGTTTTTTTGCAAGACGGTATTACCGAAATGGAAGACTTAGAAGACGATCGGTATAAACGGCTTACCATCTACTTGTTAATGAAACAGGAGCTTGAACAGATTTATGAGCTGATGGATTTCACCCAAAAATTAACTGAAGCCATTAAAGAAACATCCTAATTGAGGTGATTCCGCGGATGGTAAACCCTCAAAAAGAACATGGATACGTAGGCATAGCAAACGAGATTTGGGACGAGGTTATCCGCAGGAATTTCACCAAGCGCCAGAAGGACATTCTAATGTTTATCTGGCGGCTCTCCTACGGGTGTAACCGTAAAGTTGCCCACATTCCAAAGCAGAAGGACTTTGAGCTTTGCGGTATTAGACAAGGCCACATTAAGGCAGAATTGGAGCATTTGATAGATTCCAAGGTGATCCTTTTTGACAAGGAACAAAAGAATTACCAGTTTAACAAGAAATATGACGAATGGGATCTATCGCCAGTTAGTCAATGGGACCAAGAACGATTTAGAGAGCTTCTTCACCTCAATTTATCCCAAGCAAAAAAGAGCAAAAAGACAGTCAGAAAAAGCGAGGAAAAAGTTACTGAAACAGGAAGTTATGAGGGTGTGAATTCAGGCAAAAAAAATTACCAAAACAGTAACTTTTCAGAAGATGAAAACTTACCAAAACAGGAAGTTTGTAAAAATCAAAAACTTACTGAAAAGGGAAGTTTAGAAAATAAAAACTTACTGAAAAGGGAAGTCGGACTTACTGAAAAGGGAAGTTTGACCCTTCCTAAACGCTTACGGGGCAAGGCTTTGCGGCTCTCTAAAAAAGGTTTAAAAATAAAAAGATTAAAAAAGAAATAAATACGTGCGTTTTCGATTCATTTTGGAGTGTATATCCAAGGCGTGTTCGGAAGAAAGAAGCGAAGGGTATTTGGGATCGTTTGATCAAGAAAAAAGTTGATCCAAATTTGCTCATTCAGTGTGCTAAAAATTACGCCATTCACTGTGAACGAAATGTGGAAGAAGAGCGGTTCATTTTACATCCATCAACTTTTTTAAACAAGGAACGATATTTGGATTACGAAACGGTTCCTGAAATGTCCTGGAAGAGGTCGAAGCAACAAGAGTTTGACCGGGAATCATTTATAAACTCATTTGAGGAGGACTGACCTATGAACATCAAGGAGGCAGCAAAGCTGCTTGCAACGATTAACGATGTTATCCCTTCATACCAGCCTACCAAGAGCGCAGCTGCTACATGGCAGAGGATTCTAGGAGATATGAGCTATGAAGAAGCGGATCGGCACTTGACCGATTATTTCAAGGGAAGTCGCTACCTTCCCACTCCTTATGACCTGATCGTTAGGGCGAGAGAAGAATTTAACCCGGATGCGCTAGAGCCTATTGAACCTCCGGTGTGGGAGGCTGAACAGTCATGATCGTGGATTATGATGTGGAAATAAATGTCCTTGCTGGAATGCTTAAGGACGAAAAGAGCCTATATGAGGGATTGTCCTTGTTGACGGAGCAGCATTTCAACGGTGACCAGCACAAAGAAGTGTTTCGAGAGATACAGAGGCTGTCTAGTAACGGTCAAGTCACTTACAACATGGTATATAAAGCTCTTAGAGAAACGGTGCACATGGATCTGTTTAAAGCGTTGCGGCAATCCATTGTATCAGCAGATTCATTCCCCTACTGGTATAAGCAGTTACACGAAATATACGTGAAGCGGTTGTACTTTGAAGCTGCTCAGGAGATATCAGAAATCGCAAACTCCAACCGGCCACTAAGCGAGATTACCGAGATTGTGGAAAGTAAGATTATGGGCGCAAGTGTGCAGGAAGGAACAGAACGAATTGTAACCCCTGAAGAAGCGGGCAGGAAAGCCGCTGAAGAGTTTGAAAGGCGGGTTAAGAGCGGAGAAACGATTCACGGAATAAAGCTTTCCCGTCCGGTTCCATCCGGAGGAATGCCGGTAACAGACGGTTTCCCGGGATTGGATGACATGTTTAGAGGATTAAGGGGCGGAGACCTGATTATACTGGCCGCTAAGACAGGCGAAGGGAAAACAACTCTTGCACAAAATATAGTCCGACATGCTAGCATCCATCAAAGTTACCGGACGTTCTACCAGAACACGGAAATGAAAGAAATCGATATAGTGAATCGTTTCGTTGCTCAAATGACGGGAAAAAGTTATGCAGGCATCGATTCCGGTAGTCTGGATTCATTTGACCGAACGCTTGTAAGACAAGCCTTTGAGAATTACGCCAAGTCCAGAGTATTCATTTCAGAATTGCCGATGCTTACCCCTGAACGCAGCCGCGGACTTGCAAGACAGTTTAAAACCAAGTACGGAAAACTAGATCTACTGGTCATTGATTACGTGGGGCGTATGGAGTTGGATAACAGCAAGGGAAAACAGGAATGGCAAATCTTACGTGATATCGCCAAGGAGTGCAAACGGCTTGCTCAGCAGTTGGATACATGCGTAATCCTGGTGGCGCAGTTGAACGAAGAGGGGAAGCTTCAGGGAGCAAGAGCTATGGCGAACGAAGCGGACGGGGTTTTGTTCCTGGAACCATTAACCCGGGAAGAGGTCAATAATGCGCCATACGGGGCTACGCACAAATTAGAGCCTTACAAAGCGCGGCGCGGTTCTAAAGATAAGCACCTATGGATCAGCTTTAACAAAGCCAAAATGTATATAACCGAGGTTCGAGGATGACGGATCCAAAAGAAGAGTACAAAGAACTGATTCGTGAAGCTGCTCGTATAGCCGCAAAGGGCGGGGTCATATCGACAGACTTCGAGGACTTTTTGATCGATCATTTGGACGAAATTGTAGACAACCTGTCGGAGAACCAATTTGACCACCTGCTGCGGAACGGAAAAATACCTGTAGAGGACATAAAAGACGATCAGGAATATGACCAAACGCTAAAGCGGGCGGTTAAGGCCAGAAAACTTTTGGAGGCGGGCAGCGTTACCCCATTTGATTTCAGGCGGTTGAGGCACTACGAGGAAGGCTTACAAGAGCTAACTGAAACCTATAAAGAACGGGAGTGGGAACGATGACCGAAGATGAGTATCTGGATAAACTAGGCCGGATTGTCCGCGGAGCTGAATTTATCGAAAACCTATCTCCCACAGACGCAAAGTACAAGCCGGCTATGGAAAAGTACAACCGATTAGTGAGAGAAGTCTTAGAATATCAGCGGAAAGAGAGGGAGCGCCTTGGTTACTGACCCCTTGAAAATCGTTTCGGACATGCTTGATGCTATCTATGCGGTCCGTGAAGCGCTGGAACAAGCCCAGGAGGAGCAAACATACTCTGAGCAGGAAATCATTGATCTAGAGCACGCTCTGGAGCTTACGCGCTTCAATGCATCGGAAGGGTATCGGATGGCAGTTGAATTAAAAGATGCCAGAGTAAGGCGAAGGAAGGCCAAGAACCAGATTGAGGAACTGCTACCGCTGGTCACTGTATTAAACCGCAGTCAAAAGTTTATCAGCGATTTAAAGGCAGCCCATGCGGAAATAGAGATTATCCGCGGGCAGCAGCGGAATAGGCGATATACGCCGCGGGTGCGGACGGACATGGTTGAATCATTTAACAAAGCCAAAGAGAGGGAGTATGCACAATGACAACAGTAAAAGTATTCATAGAGGACGGGATCCGAAAAGCAGAATTAGAAATGCAGGCGGACAAAACCCAAAAGATCGCCATTATTGGTGGGATATTTGGAATATTCGGGGTAAATCAAGAGGTTCGGGACATGTTGGAGACTTACCAGAAGGCGGGACAGGCATATAAGGGCTTCTTCGATAAGGTTAAGCCGATTGAACTGCCCAATAATCAAAAGCCGCTGGAAGTTGACCAAAGGGAGTCCGTAGCCCTGATGAAAAAACTCGAAGAAAAAAGAAAGTTGAGCTACAAGAAGCAATTAGAACTATCGGCCATGGTGAAACGACAGCGGCCCCTTACAAAGCTCTAGCAATCAACGGAGAAAGAAGTCCAATATCTAGCATGGCTGAAGCTATGCAAGAAGCGGTTGAGAAGGTAGCCAATGAAGAACCTAAACCGGATTGGTACGAAACAGGGATCAAGTACAAGAACGGCGTCCCGCATTACCGTTGCAAATACTGGTGCAAGAATGAAAACTGCAAGAACAAGGGAAACCATTACATTCCGTTAGACGCAGAAACGATCAACTGTCATAACTGCGGACAATCGTTGAAAGTGCGGCTTGCAACTGGTAATTTCCAAGACGTTAGAACGCGTCTACCAGAGCGTGACCAGTACGGGAACTTCTATAGAGCGGATATAGCGGAATGAAGAGCGCGGCAGCTGACTTGCTGCCGCCTTACAAGCAAGTTATCAGGCAACTAGAACAAGCGCGGCAAGCGGAAGAAGATAAGAAACGGCGTAGGATATTAAGCGAAATGATAGGCAGTTGTGAATTTGTTGCAGAATGGCTTGGGACAGGAAGACAGCCAGGGCCAAGGAGAGGTATAGAGCGGCGATCCAGGCAACAAAGGGAAGTGTTGCTTGAACCTGAGAAGATTAACTGGTTTGCCCGTGGAAGGGTCAATTATAACTCTGTCACCCCGGAACAGCAGGCCCGCATCAAAGCTGCACTCTCCCATTTGTCAGATCGGGAGCGGGATTGTTATATCATGCACCATGGGGAAGGGCTTCCTTACTCCCAAATAGCTGAATTACTGGGAGTGAGAAAAGGCTCTGTATCCACATTCATGAATCGAGCTAGGAAGAAGCTAAAACAAGTTACGGGGAGGTTGTGAGGGGATGAGTAAAGTTTGCAAAAAACATCAAGAAAATCCAGCAATTATCTACAGCAAGTGCATTGGCTGCGAAATTGAGATGCTACAACAACTCATCAAGGAGAAAGAGCAGTTGCTGAAGTGGTTTAGGGAGAGACAAGACAACTGGGTAAGCGTCAAGGATCGTTTGCCGGAGCAAGAGGGATATTACCTCACTTATACGCAGCAGGCCGGCATTTTTACAACAAGGTTTATTGGCGGCGAGGTAAGGGCGTTTACCGATATGCTGGGTTTTGCGGCCTATCCGGGAATCACGCACTGGATGCCGCTACCGGAGCCACCGAAGGAGGCCGAACAGGAATGAGGGAAGGAATCGGCGGGGGTTGTGGCTGCTTCTTGATTCTATTGGGTATAGCGGTACTAATCTCATTCCCAACGATATTGAGACTATTGGATAAATTGATAGATAAGTTATAGGGGGCGGGAAGATGACTAAACATACAAAATCCGATGTAGCTCAATTGCAGCGAGACGCATTCAGGCATGTAGAGTCTGAGTTATATGCCTATCCATACCGTAAACGAGAAATTGAGCGGTTGAGGTCTCAAATACTTAATCCTTACAAGGAACCGGAAGAGAATACAGGCGGCAGCCGCAGCAACTTGCCAGGAGATCCGACAGCAAGAGCCGGAATATCACTGGCGAGTCATTCTAAGCTCATACACATGGAACGTGTGGTTGATGCGATAGAGGAAGTCTATAACCGGCTTCCAGAGGTCAAGCAAGAGCTAATCCAGGCTAAATATTGGACAAAGCCGCAGCACCTGACCACTGTTGGAATATGCAAAGAATTGAGCATCAGCGAAAGCACGTACAGGCGGTGGCGTAGCAAATTCGTCCGGGATATTGTCGATATTCTTGGATGGTAAAAAAAAGTTGACTGAAAGTTGACCGTTTTCGCGGTTTCGGTCATGATATTATGATAGTGTCGCAAGTAATAAGTTAACGCCGCTGCAGTCACAACATCAGCCGTTTGGGTTGATTATCAGGCTGCAGCGTCAACGCCCTGTAAGCTCAAAAGGCAGCCGTGCCAAGTAGACAAGGGCAGTAATTGCAGGTCGCTGCAAGGATCGGTATATATCGGTCGGCAGCGTAAACGCACCTGTACCCGCATGACAGTGCCGCAAGGGCGGATAAGCTGCCGTGCTTATATATCCCTGATGATGCGTTAACGGTTAAGCTCCGCTTAGCTCAGTAGCATTGGGGGACTACCAAGGCTCACTCCTTAAGGGGTGGGCTTTTTGATTTGCTTGGAGGCAACTATGAAGCATAAAAAACACTTTGCCGGTTGGATCAGTTATAGACATGGAATAGCCTGGGGAATCAGCAGGGAGCGGAAGGACAAGCGGACAGGAGTTATTAGACGGTGAATCCACAATACCGAACGCTTGAGCAGAAACGAAAGTTTTACGACAGCCAAGCTTGGAAGCAACTCCGAGAAGAAGTAAAGGATCGTGACAACCATGAATGTCAGGAGTGCAAGCGTAATGGACTGGTCTCCATCGACACGAACGAATACAGCGAGACAGCCAAGCGAAAGAAAATTGCTTTGGTCGTGGATCACATAAAAGAATTGGAAGATCATCCGGAGCTAGCTTTGGAAATAGATAATCTTGAAACATTATGCGTTAGCTGCCACAACGTAAAGCATGGAAGAGTTTTTGTTCCGAATGTGAACAAGTGGGCAGCAGATGAAAGGTGGGATTGAGGGTATGGAGATATGGAAACCAATCGAAGGACACAATTATGAAATATCAAATCGCGGAAACGTTAGGCACATAGAAACTAAAAGAATAAAAGTTCCAGAGCTTCATGATAACAAATATTTAAGGGTGAAATTGAATAAGAGAAATTACAAAGTCCACCGATTGGTTGGGCTTTATTTTATTTCAAACCCAAGCAACAAACCTGAAATAAACCATAAGGATGGAAACAAACTCAATAATCATGTTGATAATTTAGAGTGGGTTACGCCTAAAGAGAATACGAAGCATGCTATTGAAAATGGTTTGAAGCCGAGACTTGACGAGGCCACTGTGATTAAAATCTATCATGACTTTTGGATCGAACATTTAAAACTTTATGAAGTCATGCGCAAATATAAAATAACAGAGAATGTCGCTAACTCAATCAAGTATAAAACCTGCTATCAAGATATATTGTCCAAGGTAAAACTTCAATTGGTAATCTCAGGCTGACCCCCCCACTCTAAGGTTTTAAGGAATCTTCTAGGCTGGGCACCGGCGGGGGGAGTCAACTGCCGAATTTTTTCGCGTTTTCGCGCGTTTATAGTTAATTGGGAATTAATGTAAACCTGTTTTATGGAGGGGAGGGAGTCGATTGCACGAGTCTGAAAGGGAAAAATTGAGAAAACAAATCGAGCGGGACCTTAAAAAGCAACTTAAGGCAAGCGGTACAATCGCCAAATACCATGCCGACCTGGTGCAGGATTACTTGGAGCTGTGGGATTTAAAAAATGAGTTGTTTGACGACATTCGAGACAACGGGACTAAGGTATCGGGGATGCATGGGCCGAAATCGAACCCCTCCATTACCGACCTCCACAAGACCAATGACCGTATGCTCAAGATTCTCGAGGCGTTAAACTTGAATGTGCCAAAAGCGGAAATAAAGCGGCCAGTTTATCATGACAAAAGTGAATTGGTATGATCCACCAGAAATACGTTGATGAATATATCGCTCTTTACCGCAAGGGCGAAATCAAGTTTAACAGAGAACGAGAGCTGCTAATTGAATATTTGGAACGGGATGTGCTGTCCCGTGACGATCTATATTTTGATGACGAAATGATTGAGAACTGTATCAAGTTTGCGGAGAAGTGGTATTTTCCACTTCAGCCGTTTCAAAAGTTCTTGATTGCTTTCGTTTTTTTATTTTATACAGGATCACGCAAATTGTTTTACCGGCGCTATCTCTGGATGCTGGGCAGGGGTGGCGGGAAAAACGGTCTAATCTCTGTTATCAGCCATTTTCTAACCAGCGAGCTGCATGGAGTGAGAGGGTACAACATATCCGTCATTGCTAACTCCGAGGAACAGGCAAAAACGTCTGTCGAAGAGGTTGGCGAGGTTGTTAAGCTGTACCCGACATTGCAGAAACATTTCAAAGCGACAGCTACCCAGGTCCTGAGTAAAAAGACGAACAGTATTTTCAAGTTTCGGACGTCTAACGGGAACACGAAAGACGGATTGCGGGATGGTGCTGTTGTCTTTGACGAGATTCATTACTTTGAAGATAACCAAAACGTGAGGGTCCATATATCTGGACTTGGTAAGCGGCAGCCACCAAGGGAATTTTACATCGGCACAGATGGTTACGTCCGGGATGGATTTCTTGACAAGATGAAAGAGCGGGCCCGAAAAGTCCTTGAAGGTAGCGCAAGAGCCAATTCGATGTTCCCTTTCATTTGCAAGTTGGACAAGGAAGAAGAAATTGACGATCCGGCCAATTGGGAAAAGGCCAATCCAATGTTGAGTGAGCCCCGAAACGAATATGCTCAAGGCCTATACGAGACAATCCAGGAAGAGTACGAGGACTTAATAGACGATCCGTCCAACCGCGAGGAATTCATGACCAAGCGGATGAACTTGCCACTGACGGACTTGGAAAGGTCGGTTGCGAAGTGGGAAGAAATTGCAGGAACCAATCAGCCGCTGCCGGACCTTGAAGGTCAAGAATGTATTGGCTGCTTGGACTTCGCGCAGATCAGAGACTTTGCATCGGTCGGCCTGGTATTTAAACATGACGGCAAGGTTCCGTTCATAACCCACTCCTTCACGCGCAAGGAGTTTGTTGACAAGTATTACGGCTATTCCCGGCGCAACGTTGACGACAAGGAAAAATTCGCGCCAATCAAGGAGTGGGAATCTAAAGGTCTGCTGACGGTGCTGCAGGAGGAAATGATCAACCTGGAGCATATCGTCAACTGGTTTATAACCCAGCGGATCAAGTACAACATCAAGAAAATTATAGGTGATAACTATCGCATGGAAATGCTCAAGCCGATGCTTGAAGCTGTCGGGTTTGAGGTCGAAGTCATTCGCAGGCCGGAAGCGATTCACGGGCTCTTGGCTCCCCGCGTGGAAATGTATTTTTCCAAGGGCATGTTTGTATGGGGAGATAATCCTTTGATGCGCTGGTACACCAATAACGTCCTTGTAACCATCAAAAAGGACGGCAATAAGGTATACGGCAAAAAAGAGCCGATCCGTAGGAAGACAGACGGCTTCCAAGCATTGGTATGCGGACTGTACCGCATCGAGGAATTGAGCGAAGGCAGCATTGATGATGCGCTGGATGCACTAGATGCCTTGAACTTCTAAAGGGGGTGAGGAAAACGGAATGGGATTTTTGGATAGTATACTCCGACGAAACCGAGAGCTTGAAAGCTTATTTGATTTTGATTTGTTTGATGATTTATCTAGTCGGCCTTATCTCAAAAAAATGGCGTTAGAAACGTGCATCAATTTTATAGGGCGGACAATCAGCTTGAGTGACTTTAGGATTGTCGAGGATAACAAGCGGATAAATGATGACTGGAACTATCTGCTGAATGTGCGGCCAAATACTGACCAGTCAGCAGCAGAGTTTTGGCAACAGTTGGTTTACCGGTTGATATATGACAATGAGGTCTTGGTCATCTTATCGGATCGTAATGACTTGCTGATTGCTGATAGTTTCAGTCGGGTGGAGTACGCCGTTTACCCCGACATCTTCAAAGACGTTACAGTCAAGGACTATACATTCAAACGCACATTTCAAATGGACGAAGTCATTCACCTGACGTATAACAACGAAAAACTCACACGGTTTCTGAATGGCATGTTTGAGGATTATTCATCTCTGTATTCCCGGATGCTGGAAACACAGAAGTTGAGTAATCAGATTAGGGGAACGATTGGAGTTGACTCGACACAGTCCCTTGATGATAAGCAGCGCACCCGGTTGCAGGAATTTATTGATAAGCTCTTTACTTCCTTCAAAAAAAATGTCATTGCTCTGGTCCCCAAACTCAAAGGCTTTGAGTATGACGAAGTAAACAATGGATCAAATAACGGCAAGTCCATTGACGAGCTTACGAAACTAAAGCGGGACATAACGAACGAAGTGGCTAATATCATTGGTATTCCTAGCACCTTGATCCATGGAGATATGTCGGAGTATGAAACAGCGATTAAGGCGTATAACAAGTTTTGTGCAGCTCCGTTGCTAAAAAAGATTCGCGACGAGCTGAACGCCAAACTGATTTCGAAATCGGACTACATGCGAGGCAAGCGAATCAGCATTCACGGTGTCATTGAATCGAACCCGCTGGAGCTGGCGAATGCAGTAGACAAGCTTAGAGCATCCGGCGTTTACAACGGCAATGAAATTAGGATCAAATTGGGGGATGAGCCAGTGGACAATCCAGCTTTGGATGATTACGTGATGACGAAAAACTATCAGGGTGCTGCTAGCTCAACGGAAGGGGGTGACGAAGAGAGTGAGCAAAATGACAAAACTTGATTTTTTAAAGACATTCAAGAATCAAGCCTACTTGCCGCAGTTGGAAAAGATTGATCGTAAACTAGAGTCCCGTTATAACGAGGCGGACGATGTTACTGAAATTACGATTTATGGTGTGATCGGCTACGCTTGGCGGGAATCAGTATCAGCGTCCGAGATTGATGACATCCTGAAAGATGCAAAAGGAGACTTATTAATTCATCTTAACTCTCCTGGTGGAGATGCTTTTGACGGAATCGCCATTTATAACCGGCTTAAAAAGCATAAGGGAAAGGTAACCATCCACGTTGACGGCTGGGCGTGCTCTGCGGCCTCAGTCATCGCTATGGCAGCCGATGAACTGATTATGGGTCTAGGATCCATGGTCATGATTCACGAGGCTAGTAACATCGTATGGGGAACCAAGACACAGATGCGCAAGGAAGCCGATGTATTGGACGAGTTGGAAGAAGGCATTATTGACATCTACATGACCAAGGCCAAGGTGAGCCGCGAGGATATCCGAGCAGCGGTGGATGCTGAAACATGGTACAGCGCACAAAAAGCGGTTGATATCGGATTCGCTAATGCAGTAGCCGGCAATAGTGATGACGAGAAGGAAAATGAAATTGCTGCGCTTCGCACCCAGCTGGCGGATGCACATAACGAAATACAGCAGTTAAAAAACAAGAAGGAACCTGAACCAGATCCTGCCCCGGCAGCTCCTGCGACAAGGTTCTTTTTTTAATTCCAAAATAACGGAGGTCTAATCATGACGATGAAATTGAAAGGCAAGATGGAAAACTTCGAGGTTAAAAAAGCCGCATACATGGAGCTGGTAAGAGAAGGCGCTGACGCTAAAGTCCAGGCGGAAGCTTGGAATGAAATGCAAGATGCTCTTGTTACGGATCTGACCGAGAAAATCACAGCCCATGTTCGTAACGAAAACATTGACAGTCAAATTCTCTCTTCCCGCGGTCAAAACGTCCTCACATCGGAGGAAAAGAAATACTTCAACGAAGTCATTGAATTTGGGGGCTTTGACGATGATTCGATCCTTCCTGTAACTACGCAAAACCGGGTATTTGAAGATTTGGTTGCAGCTCATCCGTTGCTGGACGCAATCGGTTTGCAAGACCTTGGGGCAGTGACGAGATTCATTTACTCTGATGCGAACAAAACGTTTGCCTGGGGTAACCTGTTTGGTCCGATCAAAGGACAAGTTAGCGCGGCATTCCGCGAAGAGCAAATTGGGCAGCTTAAATTGACCGCGTTTGCCGTAATCCCTAAAGACATGCTGGAGCTTGGACCAGAGTGGGTGGAACGATATGTCCGCACGTTGCTGGTGGAGTCATACAGTGTTGGTCTGGAGTATGGTTTAGTTAATGGTCGTGGACCTGCTCAAAGTGAGCCAATCGGCTTAACAAAGGACGTAGCACTTAACGGAGCGGTAACCGACAAAACTTCCTCCGGTACGCTGACATTCGCGCCTTCCCAATTTGGCGAAGTAGTAGCCGGTGAGCTGCATGACGTAATCAAAGCGTTGTCCACTGACGCAGAGGGCAAATCCCGCAAGGTACTAAACAAAGTGGTTATGGTCGTCAATCCGGTGGATGCAATCAGCGTTCAATTCCGGAACACGATCCAAACAGCGAATGGTCAGTGGGTAACGGCTCTTCCTTATAACATTCGCGTTGTCGAGTCGGAAGAAATTCCCGTTGGCAAGGCGCTGTTCTTCGTGCAAGGCGAATACCTTGCTATCTTGGCTGGTGGATACAAAGCCAATAGGTTCGACCAGACGCTGGCTATTGAAGATGCCATGTTGTACACCATCAAGCAATTTGCCAACGGTAAACCTAAAGATAACAAGGCAGCTCTGTTGTATGACTTGAATATCCAATTCAGTACCAACGGGCCAGGTGGAGATGACGAAGAAACTCCTTAATAGGGGTTTCTTCTTTCTTTTCAGAGAGGGGGAGGAAAATGTCCGAATCCTATAAGGTAGTACGCAGATTCCGGGACCAAGACGGCCGTGTCTACGAGGTTGGGGACGTTTACCCTGCTGAGGGTCTAAAAATCACGAAAAAGCGCATTAAACAGCTATCGTCCACAAATAACCAGTATGGTCAGGTTTACATTGAAAGCGGTGAATGATCATGGTTGAAGCAATTACGCCGCAAATCGTAGCTGAATTTATGACCAGGATGCACTTGGACGATGAAGAAGACGGCAACCTGGAACGCATCCTCAAGGCTTCGTACAGTGATTTAAGGCGGATTTGTGGTGATTACGAAATTACCGACGAAGTATTTAAGGAACTGGTCTTTGAACGGTCCCGGTACGCTTATAACGATGCGCTGGAGTATTTCTATACGAACTTTTTGACGCAGCTTAATAATCTCAATATCAGCAAGGCGTTAGAGGGTGAACCCGATGAAACCGAATAAGTATAACGCTAATAGCAACAGCGGAAGGTTTAACAAGCGTATTGGGATATGGGGGCCAACGGTTACACAGGACGAGATCGGCAACGAGATCGAAACGTTTGGTGAAATCATGAAATTGTGGTCGATGGTCAAAACGGTTAAAGGATCAGAATACATTGCAGCTGCACAAACTCAAACTGAAAAAACAGTCCGCTTTGTAGTTCAATATTCCAAACGGCTGGAACGGCTCTTTGATGAACATAAGACCAACATCCAGATTGAGTATAAAGAAAACATGTATGACGTTGTCGCTCCCCCGATCAATGACGATGAACTAAACAAAACCTTCACCATCATTACTCAGGGGAGGCAGTGATTGGTTATGGCTAAAACGATAAGCATAGACAGCCTAGCAGCAGAGATTACAAACGCAGTCAAAGAGTATACAGAAGATGTAACAGCCGGAATTGAAAAGCAAGCGGACAAATCGTCAAGAGCGATGAACAGGGAAATCCGTAACGACTCCCCAAGAAAAACGGGTGTATACGCGAGCGGATGGACACGAAAAAAGTTCGGGGCAGGTGGAGTCATTAGTTATGTCACTTACAACAAAACCAAACCGTGGCTCACACATTTGCTGGAAAAAGGTCATGTCAAGCGTGGCGGCGGGCGTGTTGCAGGGAAGCCTCATATTCGACCTGCAGCAGATCGGGCGGTCGCTGAATTTGATAGGCGAGTCCGGGAAATCATCCGGAACGGAGGGTGAATATGACACAAACAGAGCTTCTGCAGGAATTAAGAGCAATCGGGTATCCGGTTGCTTATTCACATTTTAAATCTTCCCCACCCCCTCCGTATCTTGTGTATTTGTTTGCGTATAACAACGATTTGCAGGCTGACAACATGAATTATGCCGAGATCAGTAATTTTCAGATCGAATTGTACACGGCAATCAAGGATTTAACGGCTGAAAAAGCCGTGCAAGACAAATTAAAAGAACTCAAGTTGCCTTATCGCAAGTCTGGAACCTGGATTGAAGGCGAAGGATTATTTCAAATCATGTATGAAATTCAACTTATAGGAGGATGAACAAATGTCTCAAAATAAAGTAACTTTTGGTCTGGAACGTGTTCATATTGCATTTTTGGACGAGAGCGGCAACACGCCAACATGGGAAACGCCAATTCCGATTCCCGGCGCTGTACGTTGGACACCTACTGCCGTAGGAGAATCAAGCACTTTTTATGCTGATAATAATGCCTATTTTACTATTACTGCAAACAACGGATATACAGGCGAATTGGAAATGGCTTTAGTACCTGATGAAGTTCAAGCCGAAATGTTGGGATGGGTTATTGACGACAACGGCATGTTGGTTGAAATATCGGATGCAATTCCAAGGAAATTCGCTTTGCTTGGACAAGTACAAGGTGATAAGCGTAACCGTAGATTTGTATATTACGATTGCCAAGCTAGCCGACCAGCAAAAGAAAGAACCACTAAAGGCGAATCTGTTGAAGTGGCAACAGATGTGCTTAATTTAACCGTTTCGCCAACTGAAATTGAGGGAATCCGAGTCGTAAAAGGTGATTTGGAGCTCAGCGACACGAATGCAGCAGCTTACAACAGCTTTTTTGATTCTGTTTATGTTCCTACTATCGGGGGAAATGGCGGTGAAGAAGATTGAGAGAAATCAAAATCGGAGAACAGACCGTAAGAATTAAAGCAGCTCCGCTTGCGCTACTCTATTACAAGCAAGAATTTGAAGCTGATTTGTTGGGAGATTTGACTAGTCTCCAAACGTTGAAAGAAGATCCAACTAAGATTGACACGGTGCTGCTCCTGCAGCTGGTTTGGGCTATGGCAAAATGTGAAGCTTATGGTAGCCAAAGGGAACATCCATCCTTCTTTGAGTGGGTGGGCTCCTTAGAATCCATTGATTTCAACGAATTGAGTAACTTCGTGGGTATTTTGGAGGAAGCCGAAAACGGCTTTTTTCGTTCCGCTAGAGGAACAAAAGCGGCGAAAGCAGAAGCGAAGTAACCCTAAATCATTTGAAATTGAAATCCTTGCAGCAGCTAAAAAAATGAAGCTTAGCTTTCATGAGTTAAATGAGTTCCGGCTGCGGGACTTTTTTGAATTTGCGGATGCCTATGCAGGAGAGAAGGACGAGCCGCAAGAAGCCACACAAGCCGATATTGACGCATTCTACGGAGGATAGGGGGAATAGATATGGCGGAGACGATACGCGGCATAAACGTAGTCATTGGAGCGGAGACAACCGGGTTATCTAAAGCCCTATCCGATGTAGATAAAAAGAGCCGAGATATTCAGAAGGAGCTTCGACAGGTTGAAAAACTGCTGAAGCTTGATCCGTCCAATACTGAACTGTTAGCACAAAAGCAGCAATTGCTTGCAGATGCCGTTCAGCAGACACAGGAGCGCTTGAATCGGCTGCGAGACGCACAAGAACAAGTCAACAAACAGTTCGAGAAAGGCGAGATCAGCGAAGGCCAATATAGAGCCTTTCAACGTGAGCTTATAGATACTGAGAATAAATTAAAGACTCTCCAAGGACAGCTAGGGAAAACACGCATCGACTTTGAAAAGCTTGGCAAGTCGATGCAAAATATTGGTCAAGGAATGAAAAATGTAGGGCAGTCGCTGACTAAAACGGTGACTGCCCCTTTACTTGCCCTGGGTGGACTAGCAACTAAGGCATCTGTGGACTTTGAATCGGCATTTGCCGGAGTCAGGAAAACCGTCGATGCAACTGAGGAAGAATTTGCCGTGTTTCGGCAGGGAATGAGGGACATGGCGAAGGAGATCCCAGCCGCTGCTACTGAAATAGCGAGGGTTGGGGAAGCCGCGGGGCAGCTTGGCATCCAAAATGACGCCATATTAGGCTTTACCCGGACCATGATTGATATGGGTGTGGCCACTAACATGAGCAGTGATGACGCTGCTATGGCGCTTGCTCGTCTAGCCACGATTACCCAAATGAACCAGAAAGATTTTGATAGACTTGGCGCAACCATCGTTGACTTGGGTAACAATCTGGCGGCTACGGAGTCTGAGATAGTAGAGATGGGCTTAAGGCTGGCCGGGGCCGGGGCTACGGTGGGTATGACCGAGGCGCAGATTCTAGCTTTTGCGGGCTCCTTGGCAGCTGTAGGGATCAATGCAGAGGCTGGGGGAACAGCATTTAGTAAGTTAATGATTAACATTGCTAATGCTGTAGCGATGGGTAGTGATGACTTAGCCGGATTTGCCCAGGTTGCAGGAATGACTTCCGAGGAATTTGTAAATGCCTTTGAAAAAGATGCAGCAACGGCAATTGTATCCTTTATTGAGGGCTTAGGCAAAATCAACAAGACAGGCGGAAATACGTTTAAGGTTATTGAAGACCTTGGCTTGTCTGAAATCCGTTTGCGGGATGCTCTTTTGCGGGCGTCCGGTGCTGGCGATGTCATGCGGAAATCCTTGGAGCTTGGAAATAAAGCTTGGGAAGAAAACGTTGCACTGACCAACGAGGCCGAGGAACGGTATAAAACGACTGCCTCCCAAGCCCAAATCTTCAAAAATCGCTTAGTTGATATTGGCATAACATTGGGCGATGCACTTGTTCCAGCTCTCCTGAAATTGCTAGATTCCCTGCAACCTTTAATTACAAAAGTAGCTCAAGCAGCGGAATGGTTTGCTGGCCTGGATGACCGCACTCGCGGGATAATCATAGCCTTGGGCGGACTGGCAATAGCCGCTGGACCTGCATTAATGGTATTAGGGTCCTTAGTCAATAGTGTTGGATCAATGTTTATCATATTTGATAGAGTCTCTAGCGTTGTGACCAAGGGAGGCGGGGCGCTTGCTACGTTCTCAAAAATCGCATCAATTGCAGTATCCCCAATTCGCGCTTTGGGCACAGCGTTAGTTTTCTTGGCAACAAATCCGATTGGGTTAGCCATTACAGCTATTGCCGGTCTTGTAGCAGGGATTACGGCACTAGTACGGTTTTTGAGTAGGGATTCTCTGCCGGCTATTCAAAGCTTCGGAGATCAGGCGGCAGCGGCCACGGAAAAAGCATCCGGGAGCTTTAAAAACTTTCGGTCCGGAACAGAGTCAGCATTACAGGACACCGCAAAGGCTGCTCAGACCCAAGGCGCAGCGATTGGCAATAACATTGCCGATGGGGTAGGAAAAGGCACAAGTAAAGCCAAGGCTAAGGCCAAGGACGACATGAAGGAAATGGTTGACACCTACAAGCAAAGTGTCGATGACATGAAGGAAATTGTTGACCGTAACACTGAAACCTTAAATCGGATGGGTGACGCAATCGTTACGGCTCTGAAAAAGCAATACGATGAAGCCGAAAAAGCCCAATCTGACGCTATAGATTCCCGGATTGATGCTGAGAAAAAGGCATCTGATGCGGTCATAAAGCAATTTGATGATGAGCTGCAAGCTAAACAACGATCTTTAGACAAACAGAACGACGCAGAGAAAAAAGCTTCTGATGAGAGGTTGAAAATCTATGACAAGGAATATCAAGAAAAGCTCAAAGTCATAGATGAAGAGGCCTATCAACAGATCAAGGCTTTACAGGATCAGATCGATGCGATTGACGGACAGACCGACGCTGAAGAAAAAGCGGCGAGAGAGCAGGAACATAACGCTAAGGTAGCCGAGCTCCAAAAACAGATGGCGGCAGCTGAAACAGCCGAGGAACGAGCTAAGATTCAAGCGGATTTAACCAAACTGCTTGCTGATTATGAACGCCAACAGCTTCTGGAACAGCGCAGGATGCAGAAAGACGCATTAAAAGAGCAAATTGACGCCGTGAAGGAAACAGCTACAGCCAAGAAAGACGCTCTTAAGGATGAAATAGACGCTCAGAAAGAGGCGGAGAAAGAGCGCCTTGCCGCTCTCCAGGAATCTATTAAGGAAGAGAAGGAAGTCCTTAAAGAACGCTATGACGGCCTTAAGGAGCAGGAGCAAGAGCGGGTAAAAATCTTTACGGAAGGCTTGAGCGAAGAGAAGGAATCTATCAAGAAACATTTTGAAGAGCTGAAGCAGGCAGAAAGCTTGCAGGCGGAAGCTCGAAGAATGCTAATTGAACAGAATAATGACGAAATCGTCAAGCTGTTGGAAACCTATAACCCCAAATGGCAGGATGCTGGGCAATCCTTCGCCGACAGCTTCAAAAACGGACTTAACTCTGAGAAACAGTCCATTGCTGAAGCAGTCAGCCAAGCCGTAGATATTGCTCCGGCCATTGATAAGCAGGTCGCTGAATTGGACCGTATGCAGGCCAAATTAAAGGAGCTGGAAGACGCTGCAAAAGGTTCATCTGCCGATGGAGGCGGTGGAGGCGGCGGGGGAATCTCCGGATTAGCGCTTGATTTTGACAATGCTGCCTTGTCTGCTGAGGAATTTGCGGATGTATTGGAGGGCCAAGTTGGTCCGGCCATGCGTGAAACAGCAGAGGCTATGGGCGGATTATCCGAAGAATCCCTACAAGCCTTTGTCGGGTTGAACGATAAGGCTACGATGGAGCTGAATCAACTTTACTGGTCCGGCGTGCAAATCACGGAGGACATGGCTGCGGAACTGGCTGATACCTATGCTGCTATGGGGCAAGATATCCTAGCAAATCTGGACAGCTCCCACGCTGAACAACGTGCATCCTTAGAAAAGTTCCTTGATGGTAATAAAACTTTGACTGACGAACGAAAAGAAGAGATGCTTCAAGATCTTATCAGTAAACAGGAACGGGAGCGGCAGGAAGTTGAAGATGGACAAACCCGGATATTTGAGATCCTATCCAATGCTCTTGACGATCAGCGCGGTCTTACCAAGGATGAGTACGAGGAAATCAACGGTATCCAACGGACGTTCCGTGACAGGGCAGTTGAAATCTACCGCGACTATGAGACGGAATCCAAAGCGATACTTGAAAGATTGAAAAATGATTCTTCTGAATTATCAGCGCAGCAGGCTGCTGAAATCGTCAAACAGTCCAATCGTCAGAAAGAAGAGGCTATTCAGGCGGCTGAGGATCAATATAACGATATTGTTCGCTTCGCCGTCCAGCAGCGGGATGAAACTGGGCAATTATCTGCCGAGGAAGCGGACGCGGTAATAGCTGAAGCCAAAAGGCAGCGGGATGAATCGGTTGCAGCAGCTGAGGATATGCAACAAAAAGTTGTATCCGAAGCGAAGAAACAGGCGAAAGAACACGTTGATCATGTGGATTGGGAAACCGGGGAGATTTACAGTAAGTGGGACATGTTCAAGAACAAGATGGGCACGGCCTGGGATGAAATGTGGAAAGATGCCAAGCGTAATGTTAACAATACAGTTAATGACGTTAAGAGCGGATACCAGGACATGAAAACCAAAGTCGATGAACACTTGAACAGCATGCGGGAAGCCATTGAGGCCAAAATGACATCCATTTCAGACGGAATAAAATCGGCTTGGGAAGGCGTTATGGACTTCTTCCGCAACATCGACCTAAAACAAATCGGTTCTGACATTATGCAAGGGTTGGCAGATGGTATCTCCAACACTATATCCAATGTAACCAATGCTGCTGGTATGATCGGACGAGGAATTAAGGAAACGTTCACTGGAATGCTCCAAATTAATTCACCATCCAAAGTATCTGAAGGTTGGGGGAGAGACATTGGGCGCGGTCTGGAAATCGGTCTTGAAAAGTCCGTTGCCGGGATTAAGAGTCGGGTTGATGACCTGCACAACCGGGCTATTCCGGGCATTGACACACCGTTAGCCGGTGCAGGGAGCTCCACGGTTCAGCACATTAACTTTGACGGCCTGTTTAGTGGTGCAGTCCTTACAATTCAGAATGAATCCAATCTCCGGGAACTTAGCAAAGAGTTGGGTTTGACGGTTGTCAAATCAATGCGCGGACAGGGGGCGTTGTAATTGAGCTTTACACTTGGTGGAAAAACAGCACGGCAATTGGGGGTTGTCATGAAAGGTAGCTCCCAGCGTCCCATTCTGCCGGGCACAAATGATAAAACTTTGACGATACCTGGTAAAAACGGGGCTTGGGATTTTGGTGCGGACATGGGTACACGTCTTTTTTCTTTGGACTTGGCCTTTATCACGAAGGATTATGTCACGCTGCAGCAGGCTATAAGCAACTTTGCTGCTCATTTGGTGGACAGCTATGGGAAACCCCGGAAGCTGGAGCTTCGATTCGATGCCCGGCCCGGCCAACATTTTATTGTTCGGTACTCCGGAAACCTCCCCATCGAGCGCATAGCGGGATTTGGTCAGTTTACTTTGCCGTTGGTCGCCTTTGATCCTTATGCCCGTGATAATCGGGAAAGCTTGCTTGAAACGACTCTGACAACGAGCCCTTATGAGAGGATCATAGTTTCAAACGGGAACATCCGGACGGAACCGGTCATTGTGCTAACTAACCAGGGATCAACCACGATTACCAACTTTCGCATTACAAATGAATACTTATTGGAGTGATGATAATGGCTGAATGTTTATTATCGAAGTCGAATTATTGGAAATTAGCCTGCTTGAACGCAGCTTTGCGAGGCGAAACCTTTACAGCACCGGAAACGGTCTATGTTGCGCTCTATACCAGCGATCCTACGCAAGCCGACACGGGACAAGAAGTGGATGGTGGAGGGTATGCTAGGGTGGCTATTACTTTTAGTGATCCGGTCATATCCGGGCTTGTAGCGGTGACTAGTAATAGTACCGAACTGGAATTTCCGATTGCTGCAAACGGCTGGGGCCAAGTCACACATATAGGCATCCGGGATGCTGCCACAGGGGGCAATTTGCTTTATCATGGTTCCGTTGCCACTCCCCGAACCATTGAACCCAATGACCGCGTGAAGTTCCTGGAAGGCGCTCTTGAAATCGAGGAAGGCTAATGTTTAACGGGGGCGCTTTTAACCAGTTACCCTTTAACCGGATGGCCGTTGTATCTGTCGTATTTCTGTCAGCTGGCTTGGGCGGATCTGGGAGCATGTCGGCCACGGTAAACTTGGATATGACGATTTCGGCTAATTTGTCGGGCACAGGTAGCATGACAACGGATTTTGTGCGTGAGGTTTTGTACAGGGCTGAAATGTCCGGTAGCGGAAACCTTGTTCCTGTCCAATACATCCGGGAGCGACACTATGCTATTAACCTCTCTGGCATTGGCAGTATGACGGGTAATTTTAGAAGATATCACATTGACGAGATCGAATTTGTTGGGGATTTTAAGCCAGGCGATGTAATCATTATTGATTCAAATACTTTAAAGATGACGCTCAACCGCGAAAACGCGCTGCGCTGGATGCGGGGCGATTTTTTTGAGCTCAATATAGGTAATAACTTACTCACCTATACCGATGACCAGAGCAGCAGGACGGTGCTTATGCGAGTTACGCATAGAGATAGATTTACTTAGGAGGGAGAAGCAATGAATGAAAAGCAAGTCAGGGATATAGCGAGAGAAGAGATAGAAAAAGCGACCGCCGAAGCGACGGTCAATGTTGTAAAGGAAATTGAAAAGTTACTGACTGTCAAATTGACAAAAGTACCAGTAAGCGAACCTGAACCGGGCAGCAAAACCATTAAAGGAGTATCTGTTATCGGCGGATATGCGGTGACTCATGATAAAGCTCAATAAACCCGCATCCTGGACAATCCCAAACCCTTACAGGGACAATTTGGGTAGTGTCTATTTGGACTACCCCATCAGGCCGCTGTTCCCATTTAACAAGACCGTGAGTATCAGGTGTTCTTGACAGTTTTGAGTTGCACTTAGGACATTCTTTCTCTTCCATCCACTTACCTCCTTTCTTCGATATGGGGCGACCACCCTATATTCGACAGTTGGAGGTTATTTCCTTTGCAGGAGGCAATTATGAGGAAATCTTATGTAACGATCTATGATTTACAGATGCATAAAGTGGCGTATCTCGAAAACGCCAGCAACATCAGCTACGAAACGCCAATGAACAGCTTGTGGACAGCGAGCTTTGACCTGCCGCTGGATGATCCTAAAATCGAACACTGCCGTCCATTCTATTTTGTAGAGATATGGGACGGATCCGAACGGCTTGATCTGTTCCGCATCCTACCGCAAACCTCCCAAAGAAGCGCTGAAATCAGCCGTGTAAGGTACGAATGTGAACATGTCTTGGCTACGCTGTTGGACGATATCATGTTCCAATATCATACGGTTGGTAACCTGGGCTACCACACGGACCGGGTTATTCAATACGTGCTGGATCAACAGAGTACAAGGCATTGGCAACTGGGAACGATAGAGTTTTCATATCAATACGAATACAACTGGGAAAACAATAACCTCTTAGGCGCTCTATTTTCTGTGCCCAAGCCATTTGTGGACGAATATATGTGGACATGGGACACGACCTCTTACCCTTGGACGCTTAATCTGGTTCGGCCTAGTAATGAGGTGCAGGCTTACATCCGATACGGGAAAAATATGCAGGGAATCACGAAAGACGAAGACCCCACTAACCTTGTTAACCGAATATACGCCTTGGGTTATGGAGAGGGCATTAACCAGTTAACTTTTGCGGGCATTAACGGCGGTAAGCCTTATGTGGAAGACGTAGAGTCGCAGCAGAAATATGGACTTAAGCAAACTGTGTGGGCGGATCGGCGGTTTGAATACGAAGAAACGTTACTAGCCAGAGCCCAAGCGTTGCTTGCCGAACTTAAGGACCCAAGGATTTCCTACACGGTCGATACAACGGAACTTTATAACTTAACCCGTGATCCGATTGATAAATTCAGGACCGGCTCTCTGGTTCGTGTGCAGGATCCGGACATAGGAGATTTTACAATCCGAGTAGTCAACGTTCGCAAGCCTGATTTACGAGGGGAGCCAGGAGATGTAATCTTAGAGATTGCTAACCGCCCGCAAGACATAGCCGGTACAATAGCGGATTTGCAAAGCAGAATGAAGATTGAAGAAGTTTACGCGCAAGGGGCCACAAACTACGACACGCAAACCTTTGCTGATAATTGCGATCCTAACTATCCGGCGATCATAAGGTTTCGAATTCCCGATGAAACGGCACGTATTAACAAGGTGCTGCTGTCTTACCGGAGTGAAGGGTTTCGGGCATATAGTAGGGCGATTGAGGCAGCCCCAGCTGTTACTAGTGGCCCCAGCAGCCGGGAAACGACAGCCAGCGGTGGACAGACCACTAGCGGGCCGAGTAGCAGGACGACAACAGCCAGTGGAGGACAAACGACCAGCGGGCCGAGTAGCAGGACGACAACAGCCAGTGGAGGACAAACGACCAGCGGGCCAAGTAGCACGAGCACAACGGCAAGTGGAGGGGGAGATTTCCTAACAACACAGACCAATAATTGGACCTTATTACCGGCCCAGTTTCTGCCTGCGGATTTCATGAACTTTGCGGGCGACCCTCCCCATAGTCACTCAATGTATTCGGTCGAACATACGCACACAATGTCAGTTTCGCCGCACACCCACGGCATGGACCATACCCATTATATCGGTCCGCACACCCACGGCATGGATCATACCCATACGATTGCAGCACACACCCACGGCATGGATCATACCCATACGATTCCCGCCCACACCCATGGTATGGACCATACTCACACGATTCCAGCTCATACGCATGGTATAGAGCATGGAATTTTTGTCGGACCAAGTCCGTCTGCCGTAGAAATAAGAGTGGATAATAACGTGGTTCCGGTGACGGCAACAAGCGGGGAAGAAATCGACATTATCCCGTTCCTGGCTAAAGACGGTGGCGGGAGGGTGAGGCGAGGCTGGCATGAAATACAAATCCGGCCCAATAACTTAGGCCGGATAGTTGCATCTGTATTTAGTCAGGTGTTTGCTCAGAGCCGAGGCGGTGGGGACTATTGAATATTGACGGAACCAACATCATAAAAGCTTTTAGGATCACGGAAGTGAACCGAGGAAACGTCTAAGTCTTCAGGAAGAGAAAAGAAAACCTCAACAGTCTTTTTTTCTCCCGGATTGATTCTAGCCGATTCACCGGTTGTGCCTGCACCATATAAGTTTTTTCCTTGGACAACGATATGGCTGAGGAACTCGTTTGCAGACCAAGAAAACTTAGATTCAGGCTCAAGGTCTGTATATACATCGAAATTAATTATGATAAATTTCTCACCTTGGGTTGGTGTGAATCCTGCGCCATCGCCACCAGGCTGATAGGGGACCAGTGTAGAGTAGGAAATATCATTAACTTTAAAAGATACATTTCCTACTCGAAATTCTTCATTAATTGAAGCGACTGTTTCATTGATTTTATTTTGAACTTCCGATCCATTCATATTCTCCACTCCTTGTATTGTAATCAATCGGTTACTATGCTCGTAATCTACATCATAACCTAGCAACTCTGCAACCTCTCTTACTGGTAGGTAGCTAGTGCCGTCATAGACAAGCGGTTCAATCTCCACAAGTTCCTTGCCTTCGATTTGAAGGTTAAACTTTGCAAAGAGTGCTTGGACTGGCTGTGTGGTCGCTGCTAAGGCTGTACCGGCTGTACCGATCATGAGGCCGGCAACGAGGCCAATAATCATTTTTTTCATTACATTATTCAACTCCATTTTTTGGATTAATTATACCATATTCTACTTAATTTTAGTTCATATGGTTTCATTTTAAATAAGGAGGTAAACCATGGCACAATTACCCATGTATCCGGCCATAGCCAACAGTCCTCAGACGGAGCTAGCTGAGGCGATAGACGCAACACAGACGACTATAACCGTAGTGGATCCCTCCGTGCTGCCCGCGGGGCCTAATTTAATCACAATCAACCCGGGGGACGAGACAGCGGAGACAATCCGATATGCAGCTATAGACGGCAACCAGTTGACCGGCTGTGAGAGGGGATTTCAAGGTTTGTCGGCTGAATGGCAGACTGGCACTAAGCTCATGAGAGGCTATACGGCTTATGATCACGATGCTTTTAAAGGCAACATTGAGAGTCATCTAAACGACAAAAACAATCCCCATGACACAAAAACCGAACAAATCAACCGGCTACAGAATAATGCATTTGCAGAAGCCTCGCCACTTACCGACTACCCCGTAGGCTATACAACCTTTTACACAAATGCAGGCATAACGGACTGGCCTATCTTAGGGTCAGACAACAATCGTGGCATTGTGGAGACGGTCAAAACCGGACAATCTCAGATCGGGGTACAGCGCATTACCGTGATTACATCGGCGGCATCATCGTCTGTGGTTGCGGTCTATGAGAGGTCGATGAACAGCTTAGGAGATACTGCCGGGTGGGGAGCCTGGCACACGAGCAACCTTGATCTTAACAATTTACCCAATATCATCATTAATAACTTTCTGAGGTTTACCGGAGATACAACAAACAGCCTTGCGTACATCCAAGCTGGAACCTCTAACTCTGATAACAATGCCGAGCTACGAATCACCAGGAGAAACTCCAATCTAAACCTTGCTAGGCTACGGATACAGGCAGACAGCGCCCAAATTAACGGTGCAGACATTTGGACATCCTCAAACAATCCGGGTAGTAGGGGGAGTAGCGGGTACCAAACTTTTGCATCAGGGGTAATTATGCAATATGGATCTGCTGTTGCAAACAATGGGGATACGATTACATTTCCAATTGCATTTCCAAACGCAACAAGGGTAGTCGTTGGGAGCACGTCAGGAAGTACATCTTTGGCGGTTAATACGGGAGCATATACAAATACGTCATTTGTGGTCAATTTCGATGGCAGTTCATCCCGATCAATAAGATATATAGCATTTGGAGATTAAGGAGGCTTATCATGCAATACTATGCTGATTATGATGACAATGGGAACTTGTCCGGCTTTTATGTGGACGAGATCCACGGAGAGGGCATACCAGGAAAGGCAATACCGATTACCGAGGAAGAATGGCAGACATACCTATCAAACCAAGGCAAGTATAAAGTCGAGGATGGCACAATCCGCGAGAAAACGCAGCAAGAACTAGACGAAGAAGCGGCAAACCAGCCTCCGGCTCCACCTGAACCGATCGAGCAGCTACAGCAACAAAATGCCCAATTGCTCATGTCTAGCGCTCAACAGTCTGTTACTATCCAGCAGCAACAAGGGCAAATAGCGGCTTTGCTTGTACAGGTCGCTCAATTACAAGGGGGTGCGTCTTAATGTCGTTTTGGTATCCGGTTATACAATACGGTTTCGACAATCAATTGCCCGGCTACACAGTCGAGGGCTGCCGGGTATTTGTACAGGTAGGTTACATTACAGCAGATGAGTATAAGCAGATTACAGGGATAGATTACGAGGCTTCCGCTTAGGCGGGGCCTTTTATTTTTGGGAGGGCTAAGGGATATGGAACAATTTATAAAAACAACAATCGCAGTAGGCGGCTCAGCCGCATCATTTTTGTTTGGGGGTTGGTCATCGTTGCTGAGTATCCTAGTAGTGTTTGTAGCTATTGATTATGTGTCTGGAGTGGCGGCTGCTGCAAAGGAGGGTAAGCTTAACAGTGAGGTTGGCATGTGGGGGATAGCTAAAAAAGTGTCGATCTTTGCTATTGTGGCAGTTGCTCATCTGATAGACACAGCCCTTGGGGATGCTCACCTGTTTAGAGATGCGGCAATCTTTTTTTATCTTGCAAATGAGCTTTTGTCTGTGCTGGAAAATGCAGGTCGCTTGGGAGTGAGTTTGCCACCTGCACTTAAGCAGGCGGTCGAGGTATTAAGAAGAAAGAGCGGTGAAAAGCAATGAACCCATTTGCCGAGTACAGGATAACCAGTCCATACGGCCCCCGGCGCTCCCCGATCAGCGGTAAACAGGAATTCCATACAGGCATTGATCTGGTCAAAGCTCACCGGGATCCTATCTACGCTTTTGTAGGTGGTGAGGTCATATTTGCATCAGAGGGCAAGCCCGGCAGCGGCTTTGGCGGTTACGGCATCGTGGTAGCCGTCCGTTGCCCTAAGACAAGTCATCTGCACGTCTACGCTCACCTAGACAGCGCAGTGGTTAAAGTCGGTCAGCTGGTGGAGCGCGGCCAGATGATCGGCAGACAGGGCAGCACAGGCCAGAGTACAGGCAGTCATTTGCATTATGAGATACGTAAGACCAGCAGCCCTCAGTATGGCTGGATAGCAGACAGGGCAAATAACTGCTTTGATCCGACTAGGTATTTGCAGGATTTGTATAAAGCGGAGGAAGAGGCGGCCAAGCCTGTACAGATTAAACCAGCTCTTGATCCTGGTGTAGCTGAGACGATCATAAAGACATGGCTTTCCCCAGCCTGGTTTCAGGCAGACGAGCGAGCCCGGGAAATGGAAGATGCCGAGCGCAAAGCAGCTTGGATTAAGCAGAGGGATTACTACCATTGGTTAGCGCAGCAGCTACGCAAGGCTAGTGGATTGATATAAGATATCAGACCTCGCAGGGCGAAGAGGTTTTTTGACTTACGATTGCCACCTATAATAGAGAACATGTTTATCAGAAATCCCGCCCAGTCATATAACTGAGCGGGAAGTATTATTGTTATCGTATAATAATGTTCAAGTAAAATTAGGCTGGGGGAATATGATGATAAACGACATAATTAACTTAACACCCGGACAACTTTTGTTGAAATACTGGTGGTTATGGGCGTCTATTATAGTTATTTCATTTCCTATTTTAAGCTTTATTGAAAAGAGAAGGAAATAACAATCAATTTAGGCAGAATTCCACGAATTTCCTACCGAAGTTACTTGTTTTAACTTTCTGTGAAAGTGTATTATCGACACTTCCGCCTATGTGAAGGCTGAACTGAGATGTCACGGTAAAACCATACAAAGATAGTTTGCCCAATGCTCCAACTATTGCATACTGGTCAACTCCGGGTTTGAATATGTCGCCTACGATGACAGCTTCATTATGACTGTAGAGAAAACTAAGAATTTCGCATTCAAGCAAATTCATTACAGAAAGTGTGGTCAGAAAGAACTGTCTTTCATCGTAATTTTCAAGAGTAGGGGTGAGCAGACAACTCAAAAGGAATTTTTTAAAGTAGTCCCGCTTCTGTTCTTGGTGTTCTTTTTCTATCTTTTCGTTCAATTCTTCAATAAGGGCCATTAGTTTATCTTCATCATGGACTTCTACGGGTGGTAATTGTAAATTCAAATGATCGATTCTTTCGGAGAGATCACTATAAAATGTCTCAATTCGCTTGAATCGCTTCTCTTGTTTAGTAGAGAAATATAATGTCGATAAAGAACTTCCGATGTAAGGAATCAATTGGAGTCCTGCTTGAATTGCAACTTCCGTTTTTTCTGCAGCATCTAATTTTTCTTCTTTCAT